AATAGGTTTAAAATTAGGTGGTGAAACATATAGTGGTTCTTTTACAGTTAATAAAGATGGCAATGCTAGTTTAAATTTATCTAAATCATTTACAGAAAATTTAAAAACAGAATTGTCTGCAGATAAAGATAAAGTTAACGTAGGATTAAAATTAACTTTTTAATGCATGGCACTAGCAAAATCTCAAAAAAGTCTTAAATCGTGGACAAAACAAAAATGGCGAACGAAGTCTGGAAAGCCATCCTCTCGTACGGGAGAGAGATATCTGCCAGAAAAAGCCATCAAGAGCCTGACATCTGCAGAGTATGCGGCCACGACAAGAGCAAAACGCCAAGGAACAAAGCAGGGCAAACAGTTTGTAAAACAACCAAAGAACATTGCAAAGAAAACAAGGAGCTATAGGAGGGTATAATGGATTATTTAAATAATAAATGGATTGATATTAAAAGCAAATGGAATGGTCTTAATAAGAAAGCTAAGATTGCCATCATAGGTATAGCAGTTGTCGCTATATGGTGGATGATTAAATGAATCCAAAAAATATGAAATTTAATGGTAAGTCCGATAATCAAAACAATCGGACTGCCACTCAAAAAGCAATGAAAGGTAAAGCATAATGCCAGTACCTTTAGCAGCAGGAGTGTTAGTAGTATCAAGATTTATCTTGACAAAAGGTTTAACAAAAGCTATTAAAAAATTTGGACAAAAAGTTGTTGATAGAACTAGAAAATCTAAAACATTTAAAGAGATGAAAAAAAATCCACCAATGACTACAGGACAAAAAGTTATTGCAGGAGGTTCAGCAGCTACAGGTGCTGTAGGAATAGCAGGAGTCGGTGCAGGTTTTTACACAGTAAAAAAAGGTAGAGATTATAGAGAATTACAAAATAAAAGAATAGAAGCTGAATCTTTATCTTCTAAAGATGAAAAAATAAAAGTTGAATTATTAGAAGATAAACAAACTAAACCTACTAGAAAAAATAAAAATCCTAGAAGTCCTCAAAATAAAAAAAATAAAAAATTAGATACATACGAAAGGTAATATGGCATACGGAACAAAAACAAAAAAACCAAAATCAAAAACAGTAGTAATGATTGCTGTAGGAAAATTAAAACCGAAAAAAAATGGCACTAAGCGAAACTCAAAAAAGAAAAAACTTTCTTAAAAAACATGGGCTTAAAAGATTTAATTCTGCAGTCAGGACCACTGAAGGTGGTAAGAAAGGTAAGGTCGGTATACTCGAGGGTGGGAAGCCCCGACTTATTCGCTTCGGTGATGCTTCTATGGGCCACAACTATTCCCCAGAAGCTAGGAAGTCTTTTAAAGCAAGGCATGGAAAAAATATCGCAAAAGGTCCGACAAGTGCTGCATACTGGGCAAACAAAGTTTTATGGGCAGGTAAAGGCGGTTCGAAGAAAAGCCCTCCTAAAAGCCAACGAGTGGTTAAGGGAGCCAGAAGTTAAATTAAGTGGTAACGTCTTCAAAGCAAATAAAGACGAAGAAACAGTTACACAAATAAAGTTTAAAAAAGATTAAAAGTTTGACGATGCCTTCGGGGTCGTTGATATCTAGCTTAAAGCAAGGAGGTATAACATGACTTTTACACTAGATAAATACATGCCCTACACAGTAGGGTTTGATAGATTCTTTGATACATTAGATATTGTAAGTAATACTGATGTCAAAGGATATCCACACTATAACATTAAAAAGATAGATGATGGAGAATGGAAAATAGATTTTGCACTAGCAGGGTTTTCTAAAAAAGATATTAGCATTAATGTTAAAGAAAACAAAATGACTGTCGATGGCGAAATAGAATCAAACAATGAAAATTATCTGTACAAAGGTATTTCTACTAAAAAGTTTTCAAAGACTTTTTCACTAGCAGAATATACAGAACCAACAGATGCAACTATGGAAAATGGTATTTTGACAATTACTTTAAAACAAGAATTGCCAGAAGAAAAAAAACCAAAGACAATAAAAATAAAATAGTGCCAACATATTCTTATAGAAATAAGAAGACTGGAAAAGTCTGGGATGAGTATCTATCCTTTGATGATAGGACCAAGCCACTACGAAATAAAAATGTAGAGATGGTGATAACTGCACCCAGACTTTCTTTTATCGAAAGAGGGGAACATAAAGGTCGAGACCAAATGATAAGTGCTGCTCGTCAAGGGATGAAAGAACGACAAATAGAAGAACAAGTCGGAATACGAAAATCTCCTGAGTGGTTAAAAGAAAGAACAGAAAGACATCTACAAAAAGTTCGCAATGTTAGTTCCTGAAAATAAAAAAGAATTAGCTTTAACAGAAAAGCAAGAAACATTTCTAACAGCTTTGTTTGGAGAAGCAAAAGGTAATCCTAGAGTGGCCGGTGATATTGCAGGATATGCAGACTATCATCAACCACTACGTGCACTAAAAGAAGAAATTATTACAAGAGCAGAAGAACAGTTAGCTGCTTTTGCACCTAGAGCAAGTATGGGTATGATTAATGCTTTAGATGAAGACGGAAGTTTACCCGGTGCTAATATTAGAATGGAGGCAGCCAAACAAATTTTAGATAGAGTAGGATTATCAAAAAAAGAAAAATTAGATATTACAGCTAAAGTTCAACACGGAGTTTTTATATTACCACCTAAAAACAATGACTGAAAAAATTAAAATAGCTAGAAGAAAAAATGCTAGAGTAATTCCTTATGGTTACGAAGTATCAGAAGAAGACCCTGACTTTTTAATACAAAATGAAGAACATATGGAATTAATTAAAAAAGCAAAAAAGTTTATAGAAAATAATTGTTCATACAGAGAAACTGCAGAATGGTTATCACATCATACAGGTAGAAAGCTGACAGGTATGGGATTAAGAGAAGTGCTAAAAAGGGTAATACATAAAGGTTGGTAGACGAACCTAAACCAAAAAAATCTGGTAGAAGAAGAGTAAAAGATTTAAATACTCCTTTAACTATTAAAGAAAAAAAAGCACGTAAGTCTGCTCAAGATTTATTACGTGAAAAAAAAGAACATTTAGAAAAAGCACAAGCTAACTATTGGTCTACCAAAAGTAAATTAAAAAAGATTGATAATGTATTAGAAGGGAAAGAACAACTTATTGAAAAAGATAAGATTGAAGAAACAACTCCTAATATTAGAGAAGCTATCAAAGATAGAGAAGTTATCTTTGAACCCAATGAGGGACCACAAACAGAATTTCTAGCAGCATCCGAAAGAGAAGTATTTTACGGAGGAGCAAGAGGTGGAGGTAAATCATACGCAATGTTGGTTGACCCACTTCGTTATTGTGATAAACAAAAACACAGAGCATTATTAATTAGACGGACAATGCCTGAGTTAAGAGATTTAATAAATCATTCACAACAATTATATCCGAAAGCTTATCCCGGTGCTAAATGGAGGGAACAAGAAAAAGAATGGAAGTTTCCTTCTGGTGCTAGAATTGAGTTTGGATATGCGGAAAACTTAACTGATGCTTTACGTTACCAAGGACAATCATATACTTGGATTGGAATAGATGAACTACCGCAATATCCTACCGAAGATATATATAATTTTCTTCGGTCCTCTTTGAGAAGTGTAGACCCAGAGATTCCTGTCTATATGAGAGCAACAGGTAATCCGGGAAACGTAGGTTCATTATGGGTAAAGAATATGTTTGTTGACCCTGCCGTACCTAATACAAAGTTTGATATAGATATTAAAACACCAACAGGTATTAAAAAAATATCTAGAAGATTTATTCCTGCTAAACTAGAAGATAATCCTTACCTTATGCAGACTGATGATTATTATGCTATGTTGGCATCATTACCAGAAGTACAAAGAAAACAATTCTTAGATGGTAATTGGGAAGCATTTGAAGATTCATCTTTTCCAGAGTTTAGTAAAGATATACACGTTATTAAACCTTTTGATATTCCAAGAAACTGGATGAAGTTCAGAGCATGTGACTGGGGGTATAGTTCACCGGCATGTTGTTTATGGATAGCTGTTGACTTTGATAATAATCTATTCGTTTACAGAGAACTATATACACAAAAGGTTACTGCAGATATGTTTGCTAGAAAAGTATTAGATGCAGAAGAAGGTGAATATATTCGATACGGAGTATTAGATAGTTCTACTTGGGCAAGACGAGGTGATATAGGACCGAGTATTGCAGAGACAATGATACTAGAGGGATGTCGTTGGAGACCCTCTGATAGAAGTCCTCGAAGTAGAATAGCAGGTAAATTAGAAATACATAAAAGATTAAGACCGGATGAAGAAACAGGATATCCGTCTTTATTTATTTTAGATAACTGTGTTAATTTAGTTAGAACATTACCAATGTTACCAACAGATAAAAATAATCCGGAAGATGTAGATACTCATGCAGAAGACCATGCTTATGATGCACTACGATATGGTTGTATGAGTAGACCAATACATCCTATTAGACAAGATTTTATAGATAAAGTAAACGAACCAAAACGAGCAAAACCTGCAGATAGTGTGTTTGGATATTGAGTTGTTTATCTTTACTTGTTGCTTTATCAACACATATAGGATTAGATAATAATTATAACTCTATACATCCTCATGCTCGATGTACACTAGATAACACTATACTAGGAGTATATTACAATAGTGAATATAGTTTAAGTTCTTATGTAGGTAAAACATATGACTATAAAGACTTAGAAATAGAATATGGTTTAGTTACAGGTTACACAGGAGCACCTATAGCACCAATGTTAAGAGTTAAAAAAGATAATTTTTTTATTGCACCTGCATATGAAGTTACAGGAAACGTAGGTGTTGTTATAGGTTTAGAGTTTAATTTAAAATGAAAGATATTAAAATAGGATATAAAAATTATAAAGTAAAAAATTTAGATTCCATAGTATCTAAGTGTAATGAAATAAACGGACAGTTTCTTGCATCAGATGGAATGATAGCTTTATCCTCTACAGAAGATTCTGTATCTCATGCGAATACATTTATACATGAAATATTACATGCGATTGTATATCAATGGGGAATAGAATTAGATGATAAAGAAGAAGAAAAAATTTGCAATACTCTTGCGAATGGACTAACAACTGTATGTGTAGACAATCCTTGGTTATTACCTTACATACAGAAACAACTAAAAGGAGAAAAATAAAATGGCAATCATGAAAAAATATGTACAGGGTGAATTACCTGAGAACATGTATGGAAACGAAGCTTCTAAGCAAGGCGATTCCAAAACTAATGTTGTAAAAGGTGGTTCAGCTTTTCCTGCTGACTATGCTGAAGGTGGAGTAAACAAAGACTTCCCTAAAGAGAAGAAAAGTACAGTAGATGGAAAAGTCTTCTCAATGGCTGACGAAAGAGATTACTAAGAGGTATAAATGCCACATAGCAACACAAGTGGCTTGACATCTGAAACTGATGAGGTAACATCCTTATCAGAAGATAAAGATGATTCTTATAGTAATCTCGGTAGTCTTATCGAGTCTAGATTAAAAGAATCAGAACAAGCACGTCTTTACGATGAAAAGCGATGGTTAAGGTCCTATCGAAACTATAGAGGTATCTATGGTTCTGATATGGCTTTTCGTGATTCTGAAAAGTCTAAAGTATTTGTCAAGGTAACTAAAACAAAAGTATTAGCTTCTTATGGACAACTAATAGAAGTTTTATTTTCACAAGGAAAATTTCCTATTGGAATACAACCTACTAGTGACCCACTAGGGATAGCTAAGTACGCACATATAAAACCTGATAATTTAAAACAGCAAGATGCTCGTATGGAAGATATCTATGGTTTTGAAGGTGATGGAAGAGAAATATCTCCGGGTGCTACTGCTGATGAAATATTTAATGGACTAAAAGACAAGTATGCTAAAGGTGGTTTTGATGAGGGACCTGCTCCTGATTTAAAAACTATGCCTCAAGTAGAACCTGCTAACGAGGCAGCTAAAAACATGGAAACTCTAATCCATGACCAATTAGAGGAATCACATGCAATATCTGTAATGCGACATGTTTTATTTGAAATGTGTTTGCTAGGTACAGGTATTCTTAAAGGACCTTTTAACTACGAACAATCAGAACATAAGTGGACACTAAATGATGAAGGTGAAAGAGAATATAAACCTATCAATAAATTAGTTCCAAGAATAGAAGCAGTTAGTTGTTGGGATTTATATCCTGACCCTGATGCAGTACAAATCGAAGATGCAGATTATATTATTCAAAGACATGTCTTTACTAGAACACAGATTAGAGATTTAGTTAATAGACCTTTTTTTAGAAAATCTGCTATCAATGATTTATTAGAAGGTGGTCCTAACTATGAAACAAGAAGTTATGAAACTGCATTGTTTGATAGAGAGAATCAAGAAGAGTTTAACAAAAATAGATTTGAAGTCTTAGAATACTGGGGCACAATGGATAAAGCCTTAGTAGAAGAAGCAGGTATAGAAATGCCTGATGAAATATCTGATGACTTAGATGAAGTACAAATTAATGCTTGGA